CAGAGACATATTTAATCTATTGTTTGTAGTGTCTAAAGCCGCATTCAAGGCTTCTTGAGTTGTGTGAGAAAAAGCGGCTACTGAGTTGCCGGAAGAATCTAGAAGTACCTTATTCAGTACCTCCTTACTAGTAAACTTATTAATGTCAGACATAATTTATCCTATATTCCTCCCCCACCGCTTAAAAGCATTTATATTGGTTAAACTAAATTTGGTACTTTGACAACACGGCTACCGCCAGTCTTGTCTTTTTTCCTTACGCTGTGTCTTTGAACAGCTTCTTTAAAATTTCTTTCATGTTTATTAGCCATAGCCATAGATGACTGAGCCAAGCTTGCTTCTGTTGAAGCTCCAGCCCTATCCATATATAAACATTTTTTTACATAATCTACTACTGCAGATTCTAAATTATTATCAATGCCTAAGTTACTAGATGTTAAGCTAATTGGATTAGGAGCGGCATAATAATGTATCAGTATCCCGTCTGTAACTGCCTCAGAAATAGCCTTCCATTGCTTTCTAGAACTAGTTCTTCCATTTCCGCTAGAATCTACCTTTGTTATTAAAGCTAATTTGTCTCCTTCTATGAAGTACATTGCTTGGTTTTCTGGGTATTTTATATTGCTTGCCATAATTAAGTTCCGTCAGGTACGTTTAAATTAGATTCACTAGTTATGTCGGCTAATAATAAGTCTTTATCAATTAACCTAGGTATTTGTATATAATCACCTTCATTATCCATTAAATATGCTCTTAAAACTTGATTTACTTCTAGCCTATTGCCAGCTGAGTCAACCGACCCATCTGCTAAGTCGTAATACATTCTATCAGCAACTGTTGTTATTTTAGCGTGGACAACTTTTACCTTATGAGTTCCTATTTCTACTAAGGCATCATTTATTAACTCTAATAAATATTTTTCAGGTGCACTTGGAAAAACCATTCTTACTCTACTTATTAACTCTTTTACACTTATTGAATGCACTGCCATATTAAGCCCTTATCTCCGATATCCCTCTGTTATAATCTTCTTTTAATTCTTTTATTATAGGCATATACAACTCCATATCTTCCTCTGAAAACATTTGCCTTTCTAGGCACTTTATTGATGCATATAAAACAACTAAGTGCTCTGACTCATTTGGAAAATCTCCTATTGTGCTTTCACCACTAGCATCTACAGTTGGAAATGAAACAAATTGCACATCTGCTGTTTGGTTTGCCGTTGGAGCAGGATAAATTTCTAATGTATTATCATAGAGTAAATATACAGGGTCTGTTGCTGTAGCAAACTCCATATCTACACTATCTTGAACCCTTCCTCTTTTAAAACTCTCAACATATCTACAAGGTCTTTGAATCCCACTACTATCCGCATCAAGTCTTAAAACACTTAGTATTCTGCCTTTTGTATCAACATTTGTCAAGCTACTTGGTGAGTTATTTAGAGTTGTTTTATCTGAACACTTGTACAGCATTGACAATGGCAATGCGTTTATAACTTCCTTAGCACCTGCTGTCATGAAATCATCCATAGCAGTTTGGTCTGAAAAAGTTCCAATTAAATCTTGTATCTGTACATCAAAATTAGCCATTAATTAGCTCCTGCCTGCTTGATTCTATCTGCCCAAATCTTAGATTCCTTTTTACTTCTATCTCTTGATATTTTTCCTATATGGTCATCCATACTCATTGTTGAAAATTCTATATCGCTTCTCTTACCTATCTCGCTCTGCATAAATAAATTCGTAGTATAGATAGACTCAGAAGCTTTGTTGCCACAGCTTCTGCAGTAGAACCATTGTTCTGGGTTTGGTGTTTTACAATGTATACAATTCATATTTTGTTTTTAGATTCGGGGGTTACCTTTTATGCGATAACCCCCACAGTTCTAATTACTGTTGACTTTATTTAGTTTATGAACTAAAAGCTATAGTTCCAGCCGTTCCATCTCCTTTAAGAACTCCGTTGACCTTCACTAACCAT